TTTTTAAAAGAATTTTGGAAAAACGTAAGTGAGGATTTAGTAAATGAAGTTGACACTAGTGGTTTAAATACATTATTAAGTAGAGCTGATGAATTAATTTTTAAAAAATTTGGTATAGTACCCAATAATAAATCGTACTTCATTGCTGGGTCAGCTAGATTATATTTGTACCCTAAATTAAGAGACGCATTTGGATTAAGTGGTACTATTGGTGATTTAGATATAGTGATACCAGATGAGCAACTTTGGATAAATGCTGGACTACAGGAAGAATTAAAAAATGGTGGTATATATAGACCAACATCAGACGGTTCAATTGAAGCTTTTACTATTTGGGACCCATCAAAAGCTGGAGGTTCATATGCTGATGTAAGAGTTAGGTCAACAAATGAAATTTTAGATAGTGCTGAATTAATTGATGGTTACTATTACATGAGTATATCAGATGTTGCTGATTATAAAACAAAATTATCTAGAGATAAAGAGCAAGAAGTTGTTAATCTTATAAATCAGTATAAAGAAAGTAATACTGAAAGTAGACAAACTTTTTTAAGACAAATAGTAAACGCTATAGGTATTAATAATGCTAAGGATTTCCTAGGTAAAATAAGAAAATAAAAAAAAGTTTTAAAAAAACTTGACAAATAAAAAAACTTTTAGTATATTTGTATATATTTAATTAGAACACGAATAAAAAACACAATGAGAACATTAACTAACATATTTGATTTTGCATTTTTTGCAGCCGAGGCGGATGAAAGCTTGGGGAGGTCAACTATTGTCATAAGTTAACGTAATTGTTTAACATAATTGATAAAAGCTCTGACCTAAAAATCAGAGCTTTTTTTGTTTATAATAATAACAGAAACATCGGTTTCACGTTCTTTGAAATATTAGAGTAAAAAATAAAATACAAATAAATTAGGAATAATGGAAAAAAGTTTGTATCTTTGTAAAAGTAAAATGGGAATGTAGCTCAGTTGGTAGTAGCACTAGATTGAAGCTCTAGGTGTCGTGGGTTCGAGTCCCACTGTTCCCACCAAATGCTGGTATCGTCTAACGGTTAGGACATATGGTTTTCAACCATAAAATCGGAGTTCGATTCTCCGTATCAGTACTATCAAGCAAGTACTGCAATACTTGCAAGAGAGCCAATGATTGATGATTGCAGTCAGATAAAGTTGGTTTAGTGAGTTCGTCTAATGGTCAGGATGGCCGCAGTGAGCGGTTGATATGGGTTCGAGTCCCATACTCACAACGATGTAGGGTTTTATACTTTTATATTTCCTAGACGCTGAATAGCTGAGAAAGAAAAAGTAACTTTGGATGTGAGGTCAAACGGTTAAGATGTCTGCCTGTCACGCAGTTCGGAGCGGGTTCAACTCCCGTCACGTCCGCCACATAGTTAAAAGATTCTATGGTACTATTAAAAATCTTAATTTTGGGGCTATGGTGACAACTGGCTAACACACCGCACTTGCAATGCGGAGATGGGGTATCATACACCCCTAGCTCCACATAACTGGTTATAAGATTCCAGGTAATTACAAAAATCTTATTTGGGGGATTAGCTCAGTTGGTAGAGTAGTAACTATAGTTACCATTGAAGATAGGGTGTTTGAGATTCAGAAGTACAATGAATTAGCCTGATAAATAGATGTGGGGACAACCCCATGGCCACAGGTTCGAGTCCTGTATCCTCCACAACGGTGTTGTTGGCGAGTATTCCGTTCGATTCGGATTTGGTCTTGGTGGCTGTGTGGTTCGAGTCCACGTTAAATAATAGGTAACACAATAGGAGGCATCCGCTCAAGGGTTCGAGTCCCTTAACATCGACAAATTGGGATATAGTTTAATTGGTTAGAACGCCACCTAGACGGGTGTAAGCATGGGGTTCGAACCCCCTTATCTCAACTAAAATCAAAAAAAGTTTAAAAAAAGTTGCGTAATTAAAAAAAAGATATTATATTTGTAAAAATAAATAAATTTTTAATAAAAAAAAGTAATATGATAAATGTAAATGAAAATGCTGTTAATAATTTAACAGTAATTAATGAAGTTTTAGACACCTTTGCAATACCAAATTCTAAAACTGGTAAAGTAACATTTGGTGATTTGAATGTGGAAACTAGAGTGGTAATATTTACACCTGGATTAGCTAAGAAATTATTAAATGATTATAATTTAGCAAATCGACCACTTTCAAAAGCGCACGTTGATTTTTTAATTAGAGAATTAAATAATGGTAATTGGGTGTTTAACGCTGACCCTATTAGGTTTGATGAAAATGGATTAATGATTGATGGTCAACACAGGTTACACTTAATCGTTGAGAGTGGTCGTTCACTTGCATTTTTTGTTATAACTGGTCTTGGTGCTGATGTTTTTAAGTCGATAGATTCTGGTAAAAAACGTTCAGGTTCTGATGTATTTAGCATTGATAATATATCTAATGCAACACAAGCTGCTGCGGTAGTTAAATTTATATATGCCTTTAATAATGGTAAATATAGTGAAAACAGGGCATCAATTAGAACACTATCCAATAGTGATGCATTACAATATTATTATGATTATGATGCTGATAAAATACAAGAATCAATTAGATTCTATGGTAAATTAGCATCACAAAATAGAGCAATAATGACACCATCATTAGTTTGTGGTTTTTATTACTTATTAACTGAGATAAATCAAGAAAAAGGTTTTGATTTTATGGAAAAATTATGTAGTGGTGCTAACTTAGATGGTAATTCACCAATCAATGCACTTAGAAATAAAATAATTCGTTCTAAGATTGATAAGAATTATAAAATAGGTAATTTGGAATTATTACAAAATATAACTTATGCTTGGCAAAAGTATCTAGATGGTAAAGCGTGTAAAACATTAAAAATACCATCTGATTTTGAAATATCATTAAATAATTAAAAAAAAGTTGCGTAATTAAAAAAAAAATATTATATTTGCATCCTGATTAATTAATAATTAAAATAATAAACTATGAGTAAATTTGTAAACATGTTATCAGCTTCTGATAATACAATTAAAGAAACAAGAGCTAAACAATTAGCTGAAGACACAATCTTAGAAGTTGATACATTTATCAATACATTGAAACGTGAGCTTTCAAAATTAAACAATAAGTTAACTAGTTTAACTGATTTGGCACCAGACAACACATACAGTTTACGTCCAGGTAGCAAAGATTTTGATGCATCAAGATGGATGAATGAATTGCACGACACTAAGATGGAAATTAAGTTGAAAGCTATTGAATTGGAAGTTGCCAATGAAATTAAAAACGAATGGTTCGTATCTGAAAATGAAAACTAAGATATATTTAGCCAAATCTAATAAGGTAAACCCTGATGACCTAATGGCCGTCAGGGTTAGACTTTCTAAATTTGATATTGAGTTAGTTGAATTTAAAGGTGGGTCTTATTCCCATAAACCAATGCTTGAATGTGATATGTTATTAGTATTGCCAGATTTAAGTGAACATGATGTTGATTACGATAATACAATACCAATAGGTAAGGGTTTGAATAGTCAAATTGGTGAATGGAAATATCAACATAAAGGTGATTGTTTTATTTTTACTGAAATAGCTGATTATGATTGCTATCTAACTCCAATTAAAGATTTAGATGTGGTAGATGAAGATGATTATGTTAATCATTCAGTTGTAATAATAGATAATTCTGAATCAGAGAGTTTCAATGATAGATTTGCTGATTTATTTAAAAAACCATCAAATAAAAAAAGAATGTTTGTTCTTATTAACAATTAAAAATTATGGATAATTTATTATTTTTATACTGGGTTTTCAGTACTTTATATGTCATAGGTATGGACATGTATCAAAAAGCTGGAATTAATTTACAAGGGTTTTTAGTAGCATGGGTATTTGGTTGGGCCTTATTACCGATATCATTAGGTACTAAAAGAGCTAAAGAAGTAGATAAAAATTAAAATATGAGTAAAAATACACACACTTATACAGAACGTTTAGTACCTTACGAAAAAACTGTACATGAGCATAAAGCACCAACAGATAAAAGTGTAGAATTATTAAATGAGTTTCAAGAAAAAGCAATTGAAAATATAATGCATCATTTTAAATTAAATGATAACATTATAACAGCTGAAGGGTTTTTTATAAATACTTCTTATGGAACTCACTTCGAAAATACTATAATTATGCATTGTAAGTTTGTATTAAATGGTAAAGAGTTTCATGTGAAAGATACTATTGATTTATTTGGTATTAAAACAAAGTTTAAAGAGTATTTTGAAGATGGTTCACATCAGGATGCTATTTTAAATGTTATCTATAAAGTAATATCTGAAAAGATAGCTAAAGATTTAATAATGCAAAGTAAGGAAACAGTAGGTTCTTTTTTAGAAGAAAGTAAATTCCAATCAACCTATTAAAATTATGATTAATAAAATAACAAGACAAATCGCAAAAGAATTAGGTATTGATTTTGATATCTTAATTGAAGACTTTCAAGAAGATAGTTATGAAGAACATAGAAGGGGTTCTAACTTCTTTACCAGGTCAATAACTGAAATATCTGAAAAATATTTCCCAGAATTACCCAGAGAATTAGATGGTTATTGGGAAACTAATACTTATGTTTTTGATTCTGATTATGGTAGAGAGGATAGTGATATCACAGAACTTAATAGGGTTGAAAAGAAAGAGAAGGTGATAACTAAAACTTATTGGGAAAAGGTTTAATTTAAACCATTGGGTGCTCTGGACGAGGCGGGGACGGCAGTCTCTTATACTAGATGCTTGAGGTTCAATTCTTCTTCACTCAACAAAAATCAAAAAAAATTAAAAAATATTTGTTTAATTGAAATATTATACATATCTTTGTCAGGTAATTAAAAATATTATTAACGAAAAAAAGAAAAAAAATGGGATTAAAAGATTTGTTCTTTATTAACAATGAGGAAGAAAAAAAACCAGAAACTGTTGCACCTATCGTAACAGAAGCAGTTAAGTTTCCAGGGGTAAACGAAACTTCGAATATGATACCACCCACTACATTTCCAAATGTAACACCAACAGTTGCATCTATTAATAACCCTTCATGTCAACCACATTTAGAAAAAATCATTCAGTTATATGAATCTGGTTTTGATGGTTTGAATCAAGCTGGTTATGATTTCTATGAATTCTATAAAGCTGTGGTTAGTGGTGGTATTGATAATCCACAAGTTTATGCTATGGCCTTAAGTATGGGTAAAGCTATGGATGGTAATGTATCTAAAGAATCATTATTATCTCAATCTCAATACTATTTTGATGAGATTATGAAAGTTCATAAAAGTTACGTTGATAACGGTACAACTAAGAAAAATCAGTTGTTAAGTACTAAAGAAAACGAAAGAAGTCAATTGTCTAGTGAACTTGATGGTTTGAAAATGCAAATGGAAGCAATCAGCAATCAAATTGTATCAAAACAATCATCACTTTCAGAAATTGATAATAAATATGCAAACGAATTAACTGAAGTAGATTGCAAATTAATGGCTAATGATGTAGCTAAAGATAAAATACTGTCATCAATTAACGCAGTAAAACAAGGTTTAACTAATAATTTAAAGTAAAAATGGAAACACAAAACACGTACATGAATCTCCCTATTATGAAACACTTCTCTGAAGGTGAGATTTCAAACAAAATCGACAAGTTCAGAAAAGGTGAAAAAGGATTATTCTGGTTCTTGAAATTAGGAGCATTAATCGGATTGGGGTATTTAACATGGGTATATGTATTACCACCATTGTTCTTAGCTATTGGTCAATTTTTAGCAGTTGCTGCAACTGGAATACTATTGGTTGGTTTAGTGATTGCTATGCCAGTTATATTGAAAGGTATTCGAGTTTTAACACGAAACTTACATAAGGCAATTATAAAACATGACCCTTTTATGGAGTTGGAAAAACAAAGACAATTAATGATTGCTAATCAGCAAAATTTTAGATTATCTAAAGGTAAAATTTCAAATCTTAGACAAGATATGGAAGTTGAAGCTGATAAATCGGAGAAAGATGCTAAAGAAATGCAAAACCGTATTATTTCATTACAAAGTAAAGCTCAGAAATTAAAAGCTGAATTAGATGAAATGGTTGCTAAGGATGGTGCGGCTGCTAGAGGTTCTGATGACTATGTAAATGGTAACGCTGAATTGATGAAGTTACTATCTGAAGCACAACGTGTAGGTCACCAAATGGTACAATCTAAAGATTTTGTTACTAAATATGGTACAAGAGCCAATATCATGAAGAAATTCGGTCAAAAATTGATAATGGTTGAGACAAGTATGGATATTAAAGTATTAGACTTTGATGCAACAATTGAAATCTTGAAGAAAGATTATGCATTTGCTCAAAAATCTAGAGAAGCTACAGAAAGTGCAAAATCAGCAATGTTGTTTACTAAGAGCTGGGAACTTGATTACGCATTAGATGTTGTAACAAGTACAATTGCTGAAGATATTGCAATCACAGCTGGTAACTTAAATGATATTGATACTTTAACAAGTAAATATTCATTGGATAGTGATGAACTATATACAAATCTAGATACATTAGCTAATCAAATTAGAATCGGTACTGAAACTGTACCTTCAGCTAAAGCTTATAACAACCCAGAATACAAATTAACGGGTGATGATAAGTTGAAAAGTGGTGGATTTGGTGAATTATTTTAATTAATCAAAAAAAAATCAAAAAAGATTTGGATAATTGAAAAGTTATCCTTATCTTTGTAAGGTAAAATTTAAAAACAATTATTAATAACAAAAAAAAAAGAAAAAAAATGGGAAGAATTTTTAACAGAAAAAATCCAAATCAAGGTTTGACTACAGGATTTGAAATTTTTATTTTAGCGGCTGGTTTAGCCATCGTTTTAACTGGTGTGTATTTCTTAGCACCTGGACTTCGTGTAGATGAATCTAAAACACTAGACGGAATGGAATTGAGTGATGATAATATCGATAACAGTATGAGAAGTACTTTGATTGATTTACCATCTGATGAGTTATCAAGTGAAATGTCTGATAAATCAGTAGTACGAATTGCTGGATACGCTTGGAATGGCCAATCTGGTATCATCGTAGCAAATGGTGGTCCAAAAACAACTGAAGGTTCCCTTATGGAGGCAAACGGTGTTAATTTGGAAATCATCAGACAAGACTGGGTTACCGAATTAAAGAATATGCAGTTGAAGTTTATTGAGGAAATGGACCGTGGTGTTGAATATCCTAAATCTAATAAATCAGCTTATGGTGTTATTATAATGGGTGATGGTGCACCATATTACATCTCTACTATGCAATCAGCATTAGATGATAAATTTGGTGAAGGTAAATATCACGTAGAGGTTCAAGGTTGTTTCGGTATGTCAGATGGTGAAGATAAATTAATCGGACCTAAAGAATGGAAAACAGACCCACAATCAATGAAAGGTGCCCTTATCTCAACTGTTATTGGTGATGGTGACTGGGTAACTTCATTAAACTACGTTTTTGCTAATGGATTGAAAGTTAATCCCGATGTAACAACATATGACCCTGAAGCTGTAAACTTTTACCCATCTGAAGATGATGACTATATTAACTCTGCAAAAGAATTAATCAAATCTCAAAAGAATGGTTTCACTGTTGAATTGAAAGAAGTTAAAGACGGTAAATTGACTGGTAAGACAATCAATAAGAAAATTGATGGTTGTGCTACATGGACACCTGGTGATAAGATTGTATTTGATGCATTGACTGGATTTACTGATGTTGTATCAACACATGAATTTAGAAATCAAATGGCAACTACTTTAATCGGTGTTAAAGAATGGGCGGCAAAACACCCTAAAATCGTAAGTAATATCCTTAAATCAGCATTGACCGCATCTAACCAAATGAAACAATATGATTCATGGAGAGTAAAAGCATCTGAATGTGTTGCAAAGACATTTGATATGGAAACACCTGAATACTGGTACACAATGTTCAAAGGTACGAAAGGTAATAAAAACGGACTTGTATACAACATGGGCGGGTCAAGAGTACTTAACTATGGTGATGCTATGCAATACTACGGTATCAGTGATGGTATCAATCGTTATGAGTCAGTATATAACCAAGTATCAACGTACTTAAGTGAATTGAATCCTTACGGATTTATGCAATCAGTTGATAGAATTGTACCTTACGATGAAGCTGTAAACTTACGTTACTTGAAAAACATTGATGATATTGATGTAGGTATGGTCGAAAAATCTGATTACTCAAAAAACAAAACACACGTTATGGCTAGTGGTAACTGGAATATTAACTTTGCAACTGGAAGTACTACAATTCAACAAGTATCAAATAAAGATTTAGAGAAAATCTATAACTTGTTAATGCAAGCGGAAGATTCTAAATTAAGAATTGTAGGTCACACTGATAACGTTGGTAACCCATCAAGCAACATGACCTTATCTAAAGGTAGAGCAAATGCGGTAGTTGAATACCTTGAAAATCGTGGAATTCCTAAATCACGTATCCAAGAGGTAGATGGTAAAGGTGATTCTAGACCAGTTGCTGATAACTCAACGGCGCAAGGTAAAGCTAAGAATAGACGAGTAGAAATCACATTACTACAGTAATCTGAAAATTAAACATTAAAATGGGGTAAATCTAAGGTTTACCCCATTTTTTAACCTTAAAAAAAACAAAATGAAAAATTTATTATTAGTATTATCATTATTGGTGTCATTAACATCATTCAATCAAATTAAATTAGGGACTACAACTGACTTTGATAATTCAGAATTAAAGGGTTCTGACTCAGCTAAAGTTTGTTATTACTTATCAGCTGGTATCTCAATTTCAAACACTGGTTCATCAACATTTGGTAAAACATCTTACCCATCAATTGAATTTGGTGGTATGTATGACAACTTTGGTTTAGGTTTAGTTGCTGGTAGAGGTAATTTAGATTTCCATGGTGATGCAATTCAAAACTACTGGTATGAAGTTAAAACATCATTTAATCAACCAATTGGGCCAATTAGTGTCTATGGTATATTTGGTATTGGTAATTATATTTCAACAAAACAATTATTCATTGAATATGGTGTTGGGATGTCAGTAAGTATCAAAAAATACGGTATTTTTATTCAATCAAGCAACTGGGATGGTATTGATTATATCAGTACAGGACTTACTTACAATTTCTAATCAGTATGAATATTTTTAAACCTTTCGAGAATATAACCCAAAAAACTAAACTTTTTATAGGATTAGGTTGGTTGTTAACCATTATAACACTTTGGGTTTTATCTAGTCTTGGGACTACACATATGTTCCCAACACCAGGTCAAGTATTTAGTGGTGTATCTGAACTTTATAAAGAGGGATTAATTGTCCACATATTTAGTTCATTAGCATTATGTGGTAAAGCGGTACTAATAGCAATTACAATATCATTAGTATTTGCTTACCTATCAACACTACCAGTAATATCACCAATATCTAATATTTTAAGTAAATTTAGATACCTACCATTAACTGGAATTTCATTCTACATATCAATATTATTAACTGATGGTAGAGCAATTCAAGTTTGGGTGTTGGTTACGTTTATGACAACTTACTTAACAACATCATTATTAGCTATGCTAAAAGATATCCCACAAGAGGATTTTGACCACGCTAGAGCACTTGGTTGCAATAGATGGGAGATTCTATGGGAAGTTGTAATTAAAGGTCGTGTGGACTACGTTATTGAAGTAGTTAGACAAAACCTAGCAATTGTGTGGATGATGATAGTAACTGTAGAGAGTATTTTAGCAGCTGCTGGTGGTTTAGGTTTCCTAATCAAAAATTCTGATAAGTTCATGAATCATGGTCGAATTATCGCATTACAATTAATTATCTTGTTAGTAGGTTTATTTATGGACTTTACCTTAACATTTATCAGAAAACGTTTATTCAGATACTCAAAAATCTAATCATGAAATACGAAATTAAAGAAACAATTTTATGTCTTGACAACGTTAGCGTTGCATATGATGGTAAAACAATTATTAAAGACATTAACCTAACTGAACAAGATGTAATTTCTGAAGGTTTGGTAGTGGGACAAACAATTGCAGTAGTTGGTCGTTCAGGTAGAGGTAAATCAACTTTATTCAAAGCATTAACTGGTTTGATTAAACCAACAACGGGTAGGGTGTTGATTACTGATATAGCTAGTGTTAATAAAGATGATGCTAAATTAGTAGGTGAAGGTGATGTTGGGTTTGTTGACCAAAAGTATACATTGTTTAGACACAAAACAATTACACAAATCTGTAATTATGCATTGAGAAAGAAAGGTATTACTAAAGACGAAAAATCAACATTGATTGATAAGTATCTAACTGATTGGGGGTTATTTGAACATAAGGATAAATACCCATGTGAATTATCTGGTGGCCAAAGACAAAGAACTGCTATTATTGAACAACTGTTATCATCAGGTCATTTTATGGTATTTGATGAACCGTTCAGTGGTTTAGATGTTGGTAACATTGAGAATGTTAAATCAGCATTTAAATTAATTCAAGAGAGTCATGAATTGAATACTATCATATTCTCAACACATGATATTAACCTGGCTGTTGAATTGGCTGATAGTATCTATGTGATTGGTCATAAAGATGGTATTAAAGATTATAGTACGGTAGTTAAACATTACGATTTGAAACAAATGGGTTTAGCTTGGGAAAAATTTGGTACAGAACATTTAAATCTAGTTAATGTAATTAAAAATGATTTAATAAATTCATAATATGGCAATTGTTATCATCCTTATATTTTTCTTTTTAATCGTAAATGGTCCTAATTATAGAAGATAATTTTTTATTTGTTTAATTAAAAAATTATACATATATTTGTATAAACAAAATATAAAAAAAAATGAGAAAATTAGCTTTAATACCATTTTTAATTTGGGCTTACGTTTTAGTAGCTTGGATTGTAAACATCGTGAAATTATTAAATTGTGACTTTGAAGGTCCAGTTTGGAAAGAGGAAATAATTCACGCTATCGGTTTAATACCAGGGGTATCTATGATAACTTGTTGGTTTTAAAAAAATAACTTAAATAAACTAAAACCGCTATATATTTATATGTAGCGGTTTTTATAATATAAACAAATTAAAAAAATTATGGACAGTGACCCCAGTAAACAGAAAAATATCGATAATAATGCTAATGCTAGGAATGTTCTTCAATCCGATGGGTTTCGATATACTATTTTACATGATATTTCAACTAACAGGTTCTTATGGAATTACCACATTTATTTTTTACCTATTATCAGCATTTTGCTTTGGTCTTTATTTTCACTTTTCTAAGGTAAACCCTATTAAACACCTAATTAAAAAAGTTAAGAAAAATTAATACCTGACTAATTGTCAGTTAAGATTTTTTAAAAATAGATATTTAATGACTAAATGTCACTAAATATTATTTGGCATTTTACTTGACAATATAAATTATAATAAATCAATAAATAAAAAATAGTTATGTTTGATAATTTTGACGAATCCTTTAATAATGGGAATAAGAAAAATGAGAAATTACAAAAATTCATTAAAACTTTAATGAATATGAGAGAATCATTAAAAAATGATGATGAAAGTGAATTAGGTGAACCTAAATCGGTATCTAGATATGAAGATGGTGGTTACACATTTGAAAGAACTGAATGGGAAAATGAACATGGTACTATAGTTAAAATTGAAATGGTGGGTTCACCACTTGAAACTTCTGGTGTCAAAAAAGAATTACCATTACAAAAACAACTTGAGTTAGCCGTTACTGAAGAAAGATATGAAGATGCAGCTAGAATTAGAGATGATATTAATAAAAAAACTTTTATTACTGATTTAACTGATAATCAAGATGTTAAACCAAATAATGAGTGGAATTTTTAAAAAATATTAAAATATTTTCATAAAGTAGTTGACAAATCAAAAAATAGTTACTATCTTTGTAAAACAAATAAGAAAACGTTCTTTAATTTATTATAAAACATTTATCCAAAAAAATGAGTTCTGCAACCAAACAGACAAACTACATGAGATATTAATTGGTAAGGAAAAATGGTACTTGTATCATTGGAACTACGGAATTAATAAAGATGGTAAGACTTCCATATAAAAAAAAGGTTAAACGTCAGACCACCCCAACAGGTGCAAGTAGGATGCAGTCGAATAACAGTAGACTCTCGCCAAAGCAAAGCCGAAGACGTAAAACGGGTTAATCCGCTGGGATGAAAAACGCAAAAAATCATTTTGGGATAAAGATATTACGAGACAGGGTTACACTGCCATAACAACCTTGCGGTGAATAAACTATTTAATCGCCGCATATTTAAGGTGAATAAGGTAATTATTAAATCTGGACAGTCTCAAAAAATTAGCATAAGAATCAGTTCAGCAAATTCAAAAATTCGTTTATGAAAAAAAAGATGATTCTGGCTAACATTATTTACCATTAGCACAAAGTAAGTGCACTATTCCGTTTGGGAGTGGAGATGAGGGTTGAAGTCCCTTATGGTGAACATATTGCGGTTTGGTGTAATTGGTAGCACAAGGGGCTCATAACCCCATAGCCAGGTTCGAGTCCTGAATCCGCTTCTAAAAAATAATTACCATGGGTCCCTGAGCAATCAAACCTGTGGGTTAAAAAAAATAATTTAAAAAAAAGTTGCATATATTATAAACTTTTAGTATATTTGCATATATTTAATAGAAACAGTAAAAAATAATTAAAAAAAATAAAATGAGAACAACAGGTACGACATATCAACCGAAACAGTATACGCAAGGCGGGAAGCCTAGTGTGACGGGTGTGTCATATCAAGTTGGTAGTGAGGAAATCATTTAATCATTAAAACAACAAGATATTTAAAACCCGAATCGCTAATTGCAGTTCGGGTTTTTTTATGTCCATAATTTTATAAACGGGACAAAAAATAAAGTTTATATGTTCTTTGACATGTTGGGTAATTAAGTTATACATAAACTCTAGTAGGAATGTAATTTATAGGGATGTGGACTAATTGGCTAAGTCACTACGTTTGGGACGTAGGCATCATCAGAGTTCGAGTCTCTGTATCCCTACGAACAGTTATAGTTGTACGTAAACTGCTGTAGAGATAGGAACGTAATTTAACGAGTAGTATAGGAGCGGTTTATCTAGCGGCATTTGGAATGCCGAGCACGCTGGTTCGAATCCAGCCTATTCGACCCTTGACTTTTTTGTACCTTACCTTATATTTATAATAAAAGAATATATGGCGAGGAAACCGAAAACAATACATTACTTATACAAGACTACTTGTTTAATAACTGGTAGATATTACATAGGTATGCACAGCACCATTAACTTAGAAGATGGTTATATGGGTAGTGGGAAACGATTAAGATATAGTATACGCAAGTATGGTGTTGATAATCATAAGAAGGAAATACTAGAATTCTTTGATACAAGAGAATTGTTGATTGAAGCAGAAATAAAAGCAATCACACCAGAAATGATTATAGATAAAAACTGTATGAATTTAAAATTAGGTGGGACTGGTGGTTTTGTTAATGAAGAACATAGACTAAAATTTTTATTAGTTGGTTCTAAAAATTTTAGTGACAGTGAAAAAAGAAAAATAAGTATAACCAAAGCTAAACAAACAAAAGAATACCGAAAATCAGTATCTAATGGTGTTAAAAGATATCTTAAAAACAATGAAAATAATTTCAAAGGTAAACAACATTCAGATGAAACTAAACAAAAGATGAGTGAAGCTAAAAAAGGTGCTGGAATTGGTGAAAATAATTCACAGTACGGTACATGTTGGATAACTAAAGATAGTATTAATAAGAAAATTAAGAAAGAAGAGCTTGAAACCTATCTAAATGAAAGATGGGTTAAAGGAAGAAAATAATGGTTCCCATAAGCCATTAAAAAATAAGTTATGGGAAGTTATTGTCCGATAGACAAACTGGCAAAGTCACTCCCCTTTGAAGGGAGAATCTGGGGGTTCGAAGCCCTCTCGGATAACCAAAGGATGGTTACAGCAATATATACTATCAAACTTTTAATTTGGAACAGTGTACCATCCTGTATTTCGGAGTGTTGAGCAATTGGCTGGCTCGCTTGACTGTAAATCAAGTCCTAACGGCATGGGGGTTCGAATCCCTCCGCTCCGACTCGCTAGGGTAAATTTTAGATTTTTGACTTGTACTTGGCTTTTCAAGGGGGAAATAAAAATCATTTTGCCGATGTGGCTCAGTGGCGACAGCACTTCCCTTGTAAGGAAGAACACAAACATCGGGGGTTCGAGTCCCTCCATCGGCCAATAAGTAGGATAGACGTGCAGCAATGTATGGATTACGCCTTATGGGTTAATTACCCGTTGATGATTGGATATAAATGAGAGGTTCCAGTTAAGTCCTACTGACGTTATTAAATGAATACTGGTTTTTGATACCGCTTTACCGTTAGGAAAATCCTTATAAGGGCTGAGGCTTTAGGAGATTAACAGAATACAAAGGGGGTATGACGGGTGCAGAGAGAGGCACAAATTGCGGGTGTAGCTCAATTGATTAGAGCACTAGCCTTCCAAGCTGGGGGTTGTGGGTTTGAGCCCCACCACCCGCTCCACGGGCTGTTATATTTTAAGCTCTTATGATAGAGGTAAAAAATAGAATGCGGGCGTAGCACAACGGTTAGTGCATCGGTTTACCAAATCGAGGATGCCAGTTCGATTCTGGCCGTCTGCTCACATGGGGTTGCTTGCGGTGAGGTGAACCGACCCGTCCTGGATGACGGTGCTATAGCAGCTAAGGTCAAAAAGTGAATATGAGGCGTTGGTCGACAAACAAATCATTGAAGCGAAGTAGATAGGGTAACCTAGGTTCGATTCCCCCCAGCCCCACTAAAATAATAAATTATGAGTTCAACAATAAAAATACCATTATTGGGTATGGAAACAAATGTTTCAAAAGATGCCTCAATTGAGGAAATAATTGAAGCTGTTACTGAAGCAACTATAGTATTTTGCATTGCTTCAACTAAATATGGTATGGGTATAGAAAATGAACTCATTGCTATTGAAAAAGATAATATAAAACAATAAAATTAAAAATTATGAAAAACTTAACAATCATTTCAAAAAAGAAGAAGAAACGTTAGGGCACTCGGCTGTAAAAGTTACGAGTGTCATAAGAAGAAATATGCCCTCGTAGCTTAGTTGGTTAAAGCACTCCACTTTTAATGGAGGGACCATGAGTTCGAATCTCATCGGGGGTACATAGACACATAGACACAATAAATGGCTATGTTATGCGCCTGAAGCTCATGTGGACGGGCTTCCCGCTTTTAACGGGAAGGTAGAGGGTTCAAGGCCCTCCAGGCGCACTAAATTGAATGTGTATCCGTAGCTAGGCGAACGGTCCAGACTCTTAATCTGGTGAGTTAATTCTCCACCGTGGGTTCGATTCCCACCACATTCACCAACCAAACATTATAATGGAAAATCTAACAGTATTATTTTTACACACCCAACATCGTGCACAGTCACATCAATTTATTGTTGGTGATGATGGTTTAGTAGACTATCATTCAAATAGAATTATACCTAGAGAATGTTTTGAATTATTCTTAGTTGATTACCCAATGTTTAATGTAATAAGGGCTGAAGTATGTCAAAGAATATCTACCCCAGATGGTCCAAAGGAATACAAGTGGGTAAACATTGAGAGATATCGAGGTAGTTAATTATCTACCTTGAGATGCGTATTCTTTCTTATAGTTCTTTGAGTTTTTACTTTTAGAACTTTTTTTCTTAGAATGAATACCTGGTCTCTTTTTAGTAACCTTTCTTAATGAAGATGATGCGTTACTAGATTTAGTTGCTTTTGCCATAACTATAATTTTACAAATAAATATATAAGACAAATATTAAATACGATATTTATAATAAAATATTAATCAACTGAAGGGTTGATTTTTTGTTTTTTTAATTGTATATTTGTAATTATGAAAAACATAATATTTTTAGATTACGATTCAGATAGGGATGGTAATGAAATAAGAATTGGTAAACCAAACCAAGAAGCACCAACTGATAAAGTAATTGAGGTGGAAATGTTAAATTTAGATGTTGATTTATTAACAGATGGTTTAATTAAATTAATTGGTGAAGCCCATAAATTAGGTTTTTGGGATAAATCGGTGATATTAGATAATGTCATTGGTAAATTATTAAAAGAAAAGTATGACAAATCAGGAGAAAGCAGTGATGTATGAGGCAATCGTTTCAGAAGGAGACAGATTGAACAGAGAAAAATCTAAATTAAAAGCTGAAAACGCTGGAATAAACATGTCAAAAGAGACTGAAATGTCAATTGCAGATATTGATAAAAGATTGTTTATTTTAGAAACTAGGTTGAATGAACTAGTTAGATAATGGCAAAAAAACGAGTTAAAGTTCAAGCTGAGCTTATTCAACCTATTGAAGAGCAACCAAAACTTAGACCTGTTGTTAAACAAACAACTAAAAAAATTGAAGTTGAAATTAAACCTATTGAAAAGAAAATTGATGAAAGAAAATCAACAACTGACAATAGGTTTGAAAGGCACAAAGCTTTTGGTGATTTAGTAAAAAGGGGTGAGATAACTGAAAAAGTTAAACAAGGGTTACTTAAATGGATGTTTTACGGTATTGATAATGATAATGGGTATCAATACTATTTAAAAATTAAAAAATAGTTATATGGGATTACAATCACAAATCAGTGTAGATTTAGTTACTGCAATGAAAGCGAAAGACACAATTACATTAAAAGTCTTAAGAGTATTAAAAGGTGAAATCCAAAGGGGTGAGCAATCTTCAAATGGTAAGATTGAGTTATCAGATGCGGATATTGTTAAATTAGTTAAAAAATCAATTGATGGTATTATTGAAACAGGTGGTGACCAATTAGAAGTTGCTGTACTTGAAAAGTATATGCCAAAACAAATGACTTTGGATGATATGTACTTTCAATTTTCATTACTTAGACAATTAAAGGGGTATAATTCACCTAAAGATATGGGTAAAATTATGGCTCATTTTAGTGAAAACTATGCTGGTCAATATGATGGTAAAGTATTATCTCAAATGGTTAAAGACTTACTAACAAATACTGACTCTATTGTGTAATGGATAGTAACGAAAGATTAATTGAAGATATTAAAAATCTTATAAAGTTCTATGAGGGGTTAGCACAGACAACACCTCAATTAGAATTATACGTTAAAAAACTTCATCAACAACTTGATGAACTAACAAACGAAGAAAATAATCAATAATGAGTAAATCTGTTTTAGTTGCAGTTGCAAACGAGGGTCAACAAAATATGCCACTAGCTGTTGTGGAAAAATGGGACCCAGAAAAATTATCATTCTTTGGTGAAACTGTTTTCTTTAAAGTGGGTGATAGTTACTTTTCTATGAAAAAATTAGATTTTTGTAATATTTTTCAAGAAAAGTGTGCTTTTATAAAATATAAATAATATATTTGCAGTATGGCATTAATAAAATTTGAATTAAAAGAAGACCACATTAAGCTTATAAAGCATTTAAAATGGTCAATGACTACAGATAATCAGATATTATCTAGGGGTAATGATAATGAAGAACATGGTGATTCACCATTCGGTGGTGATGATTTATTTGAAGATATGAATACTATATTAAATGGTAAACCAGAGAACTTCGACCCATTAAATGATGAAAATATTATACTAACGGAATCTCAAATAGTTGATATGCAAATATTATTTGATGAATTACCAACAGCATTAGATATTATATTATACACAACTAAATTTGAACCTGGTCACTATAAATCTAAATGGTATGATAGAAATTGGGTTAAATTTGAACCAAAAGTGAAATTAGTATGAGTGAATTTAAAGATGCTTACATTATTGTTAAAGTTTTAACAAAAAAAGGTGGAAAACCGCAACACATATTCTTAGTGAATAGTCATAATGAGATATTAGAATTTGATACTGAAGAAAAAGCACAAAGTGTTGCTGATTTATTTGAGAATAATTCTGAGAATGGTTGGGTATATTACGTAAAAAAAGTTTAAATATGAATCGAACACATTTTGATTTAAAAAGTATACCATTTAATAAGATTTGGTTTACATCTGATACACATTTTAATCATAGCAACATAATCAAATATTGTAAAAGACCATTTGAAGATGTTGAAGAGATGAATCAAACTTTGATTGATAATTGGAACATGGTGGTAGCTGAAGATGATTTGATTATTTGTGATGGTGATTTTTCACTTGGTAGTTCAAATAATGCTATTATGATATTAAATCGATTGAATGGTTATAAAATATTAATTAAAGGTAATCACGAAAAAGCTGTGCTTGGTAGTAAGGAAGCTAAAGAATACTTTGATGCTGGTATTTATGATTTATTAGAAATCAGGGTATTAGATGAAGAAGTGTCAGATGGTTTTCAAGATATCATATTATGTCACTACCCAATGTTATCTTGGAATAAATCACATAGAGGTTCATGGCAATTATTTGGTCATGTTCATGGTATGTTAGATGGTGACAAAAGATTGTCACCAAATCAAATGGACATTGGTGTTGATTCAAATGGTTTTAGACCAATCTCATATCAAGAAGTGAAAGAAATTATTACTATACAAAATTTAGATAGAATCAAAAATGCGAAATAAAAATAAAGACCCATATGTTGCTGACATATCAGCAATTAAAAGATTAGTTAAAGAATGGGTTAACCATAAATCATTAATCATAGCATATGATTATGATAATACAGTATTTGATTACCATAACCTTGGATATGAGTTTGATTTTGTTATTGATTTATTGAGAGAATCTAAAAAATATGGTGCTAAATTTATAGTATATAGTTGCTCACCAGTCAGCAGATATGATGAAATGGGTGAATATTTAAATTCAAACAATATACCATTTGATACAATAAATGAAAATATAATTGAATTACATGGTGGTAGTGGTAAATTATTTTATAATATATTCTTAGATGATAGAGCTGGTCTCAAATCAGCGTGTTCAATATTAAGTGCAACACTAAGTGTTATTAAAAGAAATCCACAAACAGAAGAAGAAGCTTGTGAAATGTTAAAAGACATATATGGTTCGAGAATTACTTGTTAATAACAAAACTGATATTTTTGAAATCATAGATGGTTGTAAAAATAATGATAAATCTTACCAATCAGCATTATATATAAAATACTATTATACTGTTTTAAATGTTTGTAAAAAATATATTAGTAATTTACATGAAGCTGAAGATTTAACGCAAGATATATTCTTAAAGTTAATGAATAAGTTAGACACATTTAAAGGTAAATCACCAGCACAATTTTCCGCATGGGTTAAGATGGTTAGTAAAAATAGTGTTATAGATTCTATACGAAAAAGACGAGATACCACTGATATTTCTGAAGATAAATTGAATAACCTAAATTCATATTTTATAAATACAGATGTAATTGATAATTTTGAAGAAATTATGTCTAACGATATAAATGTTGCGATATCAAACCTAAGTCCAAAACAAAAAAAAGTATTCCAATTATACTATATTGAAAATTATAGTCACAATGAAATTGCTGATAAACTCGGTATTAATGTTAGTACATCAAAAACTAACTTACTTAAAGCTAAATTAAAGCTTTCTAAACTACTTCAGCATTATAACAATAGTTTTAATTAAAAATTATGAAATTTAAAAATTTAACTGAAAGTCAAAAAGACCGTATACGTGAAGTTTACAATGACAAAGACTCCACATCATGGGAAAAACGAGCAGCAATGCTTGGTGATGAATTCGGTGTTAGTGAACGAACAATACGTAAATGGTGTTCTGAAAGATTATCATTAAAAGAAAAGGTTGATATTGAACCAGAACAGTATGTAAAAGCCAAAGCTAGAGTACATGATGAAAACAAAAAAAGATTTATCATCACATGGGCTCAAAATAACACTCCAGTACATTCTGGATTCCTTAAGAATATTGAAGCATATGCTGATTATATCAACGCTGATATTCACGTTATTGCTGGTAGATATAAAAATCCAACATCAATATGGTCACAAAACCAAGAACAAGAGGAAAATTGGGACAGTAAAGTCATTAAGTATTTAGATGCTAATAGACATGATATCCATGAGTTTGTATCAATATTATCAGATATTAAAATTCAACCAACAGCGGTAAATCCAATGACTGGTTTACAGGCTTTGAGTGGTGTTAATTCATGTGTCTTTGGTAGTCCAAAAGTACAATTAGAAATGATACCAGTTTTAGAAGGTTGTAGACCAAAAATGATGCTAACTACTGGTTCTATTACTAAAAAGAACTATACTGACTCTAAAGCTGGTAAAACTGGTGATTTCCACCATACCTTTGGGTTTGTTATTGTTGAAATAAAAGATGATGAAATTTTCTTTACTAGACAAGTAACTGCTGATGACAAAACTGGTAACTTTAGTGATTTATACTTTAGAGTTGAAAATGGGTTAATTAAAGAATTGGATAAAGTTTCAGCTATAGTATTGGGTGATATTCACTATGGTCATCATGACCAAGTAGTACTTGATTCAACTATGGTACTAATGGATAAACTAGTACCTAAACATGTTATTTTACATGATGTATTTGATGGTAATTCAATATCACATCACGAAATGAAAGACCCATTTATTCAATACGGTAAAGAAATTGCTGGTACTAATGATTTGGAAAAAGAGGTTGAAAATATGTTAACTGGGTTACAAGCATTTGAAAAATATGATAATGTTGTAGTTGTTAGAAGTAACCATGATGATTTCTTAGACCGATGGTTGAAGAATGAAGACTGGAAGAAACAACCAACTTTCAAGAACTCAAGATTATATATGCGATATAGTGACTTATTACTTGAGCAGTATGGTAGAGACCCATATAGTGTTAAAGGGGTTATCCCATCAATTATAAATGAGCGATTCCCTAAGTTTAAAACATTAGGTAGAAGTGAATCTTATAGAGTTAAGGATTGGGAACTTGGACAACATGGTGATATCGGTTCTAATGGTAGTCGTGGTTCATTATTACAATTCCGTAGATTAAATACTAAAATTGTTGTTGGTCATTATCATAGTCCAGGTAGAAAAGATGGTGCAATCGCAGTTGGAACATCAACTAAATTAAGAGTTGGTTATAATAAAGGTGCAAGTACATGGTTACAATCACATATTATAATACATACAGACGGTAGAGCTCAACACATAAACTTCATAAATGGAGAATTTACAACCTTAAACTAATGAGTAGGAGAGTAAAAAAAATTGACCTTGAAGTTCAGGAATTATTAAAAAATAAAACAATTACTAGCGATGAAATTATTAATGTCTTCATGAAATATGAGGACATTAATATTAAATCTATTGAGAAGTTAAATAAAGAAAGAGTAGTTGAGCGAAATAGAATAAAAGGTGCTTTAAGACAAACAATAAATGCGCACGGAGCTATTGATATGAAACTAATAGGTAGTGCTACAAAAAGGATTTCTGGTGCACTAATAACAAACAAAGAATCAAAACCAAAAACTAAATCAAATTTCAATAGTTTTATTTGGGGGTTAATAGTTGGTTCATTAATAGTATTATTATTAATATGAAAGATTTTATTAAAAGTATATTTAGAAAAAAAATAAATGAAGGTAAACACAGCGATAAGTTTGAATACGGTTGTGTTATGGTATTTTTAGATGTGAATAAAGAAGATTGGAATAATCTTGAATCAATGATTGATAAGGAAGATTTATATCTTGGTGAAGATGGTGATAGAGGATATGGGTTTGAAACTGAACCACATGTTACAGTGTTATATGGATTACATAGTGATATACCATTAGAAGATATTGAAAAGGTTATTAATGGTTTAAAAAAACCAGAATTGAAGATGCAAAAAGTATCATCATTTAATAATCCAAAGTTTGGTGTATTAAAATTTGACGTGGAAAGTGAAGATTTACATAGTGAAAATAAAAAGTTTACTAAATTCCCACATACTACATCATACCCAGATTACCACCCACACGCAACGATTGCCTATATCAAACCAGATAAAATTGATAAATATGTTGATAAATTTAAAGACATTGAACCAGTTGAGGTTGTTGTAACTAAAGTGGTTTATTCAATGGCTGATGGAACAAAAAAGGAGTATCCTTTTGAAAATTAAATATTTATTTGTATATTTGTAAAATGAAAGATAAAATTAGAATGATATTAAGGGAAGGTGTTATTGATGAAACTATCAAACGAGTAGCTATATTTGATTTTGACGGAACATTAATTGATACTGATACACCAGAAAGTGGTAAACCTTTGTGGCAAAAAGAATTTGGATTTGAATGGCCATTTAAAGGTTGGTGGGGTAGACCTGAAAGTCTAGATAGTAGAATTTATTTTGAGAAGAACCCTAAATTAGGTGGTGGTGTTAATAAAGAACTTGGATTGAGTAAAAATATCTTTGATAACAACCCAATACCAAAAACATTATCAGCTTATAAAGAACAATCTAGTAGACCAGATACTATGGTATTATTATTAACTGGTAGACATGCTGGTGTTGGTAAATTGGTTACTGATATATTAAACAGTAAGGGATTAAAGTTTAACGATTATATCTATAAAACTGGTAATTTAGATACTGCTGACTTTAAAATAGAAGTATTGGATAAATTAGTTAATAACAACCCAAGTCTAGAAGAAATTGAAATCTGGGAAGATAGGGATGACCATTTACCAGTATTTCAGGATTGGGCCAGTAAACAAAAATTAAAAGTAATTGTTCATCATATAACGGATGCAACAAAGTAAAAAAAAAGGGAGCCAATAGGTTTCCTTTTGTATTTTTACTCATATTTATTTTTAAAAGAGAATAGTTATGAGTTTAAAAAAATTGCAAGAAAAAATTGGGGTAACCCCAGATGGTTCATTCGGACCAAACACATTAAAAAAAGCCATGGAATTTTACAAAATGACACCAGAAAAAGCTGCGCACTTTTTTGCCCAAACAGCACATGAGACTGGTGAGTTCAAATTGTTTAGTGAAAATTTAAATTATTCAGCTAAAGGGTTGCAAACTACATTTGGTAAATATTTCCCAGATAATCTAGAAGAGTCTTACGCTAGAAACCCAGAAAAAATTGCATCAAGAGTTTATGGTGACAGATTGGGTAATGGTAATGAGGCATCTAAAGATGGTTGGAAATTCCGTGGTAGAGGTGCATTACAATTGACTGGTAAAGCAAATTACAAATCATTTTCAGATTACTTGAAAAAACCTGAGATTATGACTAACCCAGATTTAGTTGCTGAAGATTTTGCATTTGAATCAGCAATTTATTTCTTTGATAAAAATAAATTATGGGATATTTGTGACAAAGGAGTTAGTGATGCAACAATTTTATCACTTACAAAAAGAGTTAATGGTGGTACAAATGGTTTAGACCATAGAAATGCCCTAACAAAAAAATATTACGGTTGGTTAAAAAAATAAGATATGTATACTAAAGAACAAATTGAAAACGCTTTAAAATCTAAAGGACACGTATGGTTTGAAGGCACTAAAGATTACGATGTGAACATCGTAGGGGTAAGAAATAACGCACCATCTGTTGCTGATAAGGTAACAAATGTATTTGATGATTTCATTACAATATCATTTAAAGAAAATGGTGTTTGGAAATTTTATTGTTGGAACGCAACAGTTGACCCTGGTAAAAAAGGGGTTGAACAATTCCATAATTCTAAAGGTGTTGCTAGGTTAGTACCTGGACAATATCGTTCTGTTTGGACAATTGATAAACATCAAGGTAAATACGAAGCACTTTGTCAAAGAAATGGTAACGTAAAGGTTTATCGTGATGGTGATAAGAATAATGTATTCTCTGAAGCTATAGTTGATACAGGTATGTTTGGGATTAATATTCATAAAGCTGGTCAAGATTCAACATGGGTAGAAAATTGGAGCGAAGGGTGTCAAGTGTTTAAACGAGTTAAAGACTTTGATGTATTCATGTCTATATGTAAAAAAGCAGCAAAAATTCATGGAAACAAATTCTCATATACGTTACTAGAAAGTACTGATATAATTTAAATAAAAAGCCACCTAGTGTGGCTTTTTTAATTTATTGTTGGTATATTTGTAAAAAATAAAAATTGATGTTTAAAAAAGGAGATATTGTAACTGGTGAAATTGGTCTTACGGGATTCGGTTCAGGTTATGTTACAAACCAAGATATAAAAAAGGGTATACATATCAATAAAGGTAGTGTAAACAAAGCATTGCATTTAGATATAGTTAAAGTTGAATTGACCAAAACTGATAATGGTCAATTTGAAGGTAAGGTAATTGAGATTGTAGAACGATTCAAGACTGAGTTCGTTGGTACTATGCAAATATCATTAAAGCATGCTTTTCTAATACCAGATAATAAACGAATGAATATTGATATATTCATCCCATTAAATAAAACAATGGGTGCATCTAATGGTGAAAAGGTTGTTGTGAAAATGACAACTTGGGGTGATAATCAGAAAAACCCTAATGGTGAAGTAATTAGAGTATTAGGTCAATCAGGTAATAATGATGTTGAAATTCATAGTATATTGGAAGAATATAATCTACCATATGAATTTAAACAAAATGTGATTAATGAGTCTGAATTAATATCAGATGTTATTTCAGAAAAAGAAATAGCTAAAAGATTAGATATGCGTGACATATTAACTTTTACTATTGATGGTGAAACAGCTAAAGATTTAGATGATGCCTTATCAGTACAATGGGTTGATGGTAATATTGAAGTTGCTGTTCATATTGCGGATGTATCCTATTATGTAAAACCAAATACAGCTATAGATGATGAGGCATATAAACGTGGTACATCGGTTTATTTAGTTGATAGAGTTGTACCGATGTTACCAGAAAAATTAAGTAATAATCTTTGCTCACTTAACCCACATACTGATAAATTAGTTTATTCATTTATATTCACACTTGACCAAAATGGTAAAGTAATTAAAGAAAAGTTTTGTCGTGGTATAATCAATTCAAATTATCGATTAACATACGGTGAAGTTCAAAAAGTAATTTATGGTGGTGATATCTATAATAAAGACTTAAAAAGAGCGATATTAGATTTACATAAATATGCTAGTAAGATAAGAAAAATTAGAAGTGATAAAAATTCATTAAAATTTAGAGGTTCTGAAGTTAAGTTTGATTTAGATTTAAATGGAAACCCACTTGGTGTTTATTTTACTGAGCAAAAAGAATCAAATTGGTTGATTGAGGAATTTATGGTTTTAACAAACAGACAAGTTTGTGAATACGTAACAAAAAAAGGTGTTGTGACATTGCATAGAACACATGATGAACCAGACCCAACTAGATTAGAATCACTAAAAACATTTATAGAATTGATTGGTTATAAATTAGACTTATCTGATGATAATAAGATTAAGGATAAATTAAATGGGTTACTTAAAGAAGTTAAAGATACACCAGAAGAAAATATAATTAATAATTTAGTAGTTAGATGTATGACCAAAGCTAATTATCAAACTAAAAATATAGGGCATTATGGTTTAGGTGTTAAGTTTTATATGCATACAACTAGCCCAATCAGAAGATATCCTGATTTAATATTCCATAGAATAATTAGTGGTGTATTGGGTAACGATGGTTACGTTGGGTAATTACCTGTGAATGTTTGAGACTCATCACCTCTTCTAACTATTAATCCTGGATATTTTCTAAACATTTGGCTGCTGGTGCTTTTAATTGCTTCAGCAGCTTGTTTAAATTTACCACGTTTTACTAATTGAATAAATTCACTTTTTCTAAATGTGGTAACACCCATATTATAAATCATTGAAACCATAGCATCATACATAGGTTGAGTTATTTTAGGGTTAACACCATCAGCTTTCCATTCATTCAACAATCTATCTAAACCTTCAGCAGCTATTTTAACATCATCTTTTAATAATTGTTCAGCTTGTTCTGGTGTTATGGTTACCTTTTCACCTCTTTGTTTCATTTTTTCATACTCATCGTATGATACTAAGAAATCATAACTACTACTATTATCACCTCTAGAAATATCCTTAAATACAGCGTGACCGTACCCAATTGTATATGCACCGTCACCAATATTATAAGCGGTAAGTACTGGTTTACCACCAATACCTTCATGAGTTTTTAATAAATCAATTATTTTATTTGAAAACTTTTCTTTTACTACAGGTTTTTCGGCTTTTTGTGGTACTTCTTTTTTAGTTATAGCATTATCTAATAGGTCACCAACCATCGTTACTACATTGTTTTTAGGTAAAGCATCTACTTTGCTGTCAACATCAACCAATTGATTATAACCCATTGTTAATACCATTGATGCTATTGCTACCTTAACAACACGAGATTTTAATTTATCTGGTAATTCAGCAACTTTAGCAACTAATGTCTTAATGAAATCTATACCTTGTTCAGCTGTTCTAACATATGATGCTGATTTTTTAATATCAGTTTCAATATTATTTACTCTATCATAGAATTTATTATTAACAAAATCCCATTCATAAGATGCTGAATCATCATCAGCTTCTAATAATAAAGAATTAACATTTGGGTATGATTCGACAAGCAATTTAGATTCATTAATTGCTTTATTTAAGTAGTACATACTACTTAATCTATTGATATTCTCAAATGTCACAATTCTCATCATTTATAAATATCTTTTTTTATATTAAAAATATTGATAATTTGATTTTAAATTAGTATATTTGCAAAATGAAGTATAAATCTGATGAATTAGAAAAAATGGCAGCACATCTTTCTCAAAGAGAAAGGGTAGCACAAAAAGCTAGTAGAGATAGCATTAAGTATAAGCAATGTCAATACTTGATGGATAAATTAGGTAAAATATATACTGGTGTAATAACTTCAGTTCAAGACTATGGTATATTCGTTGAAATACCAGAAAATGGTTGTGAGGGGTTAGTTAAATCATCAGATATAGGTTATAGAACTTGGACACCTGATGTTAAAAACCATTGTTTTATTGAAGAAATAACTGGTAGAAAAATGAGATTAGGTGATGAAATAAAAATTATTATTAAGACAGTAGATTTAGAAAAAAAAGAAATTAACATGAGTGTGCTAGATATTTATTAATATGAGCAAACCTATTACCAAAGAATTTGATTTTGGCGAATACATCGTACACATCACGTATTATGGTGATGGTAAGATAGATGTTAGTGTATTAGATGAATTTGGTGATGAAATTGAAGGGGTTTATATATCAAATGATGATGGTGATGATAACGGGGTTGATTTTAATTTAAATTAGTGGCTATAAATCTTGAATTTGAAAGTTATAGAGAAATTATTAATTTCATTCAAAATGAAAAGGATTTATTATTTACTGAAACTCTAAATGAAATTAAAAACTCAATAAAAAATAATGAAAAAATAGCCAATGTTGCCAACCTAATGGTTAATGATGATGTCATTACTATAAACGTTGAAAAATCAGATTGGTCATCACACTTAAACTTTTCAATTGCTTATTTTGAACGCATTGAAGATTACGAAACTTGTATAGAAATTAATAACATACTTAAAGGTTTATGACCGAATCTGAATTTGTTTTATGGTATGTTAATAAACATTACCTATTTACTGGCTCAAAATTTAAATACAAATATACGCTAGATGAAACTAGTATTTCATTTGCCATATTATATAGAAATATTAATGATTCAATAGCAATAGATAAAGTCGATGGTGAATTACTATATGATTTTATGTTGAATTGGTATACAGTTAATGAGAAAAATGCTAAAATCGATGTATTAGATTTTTTAAAATACAAATATAAAGTTACATTAGGTCCCACAAATTGGGTTATTTCAAAAATGTCTGGTAAAATTGTTAACACTAATAATATTATATCTGAATTAAATAAACATTATGATATAGAATTTTTAGCAACCACCATAGAAGATTGGTTTGAAAATGAGATGATTAGGATTACTGAAACATCCACATTACATTTTAAATAAAAAAAACATTAAAAATATTTGGATAATGTCTTTATTATCCTTACCTTTGTCAAAATTAATTATGGAAGTTATAACACGAAATAAGAAAGCCTCATTTGAATATGAGTTTATTGATAAACTAACGGCTGGTATCAAGCTAATTGGTAGTGAAGTAAAATCAATACGTAATCATAAGGTATCAATCTCTGAGGGGTATTGTTACATCAAAAATGATGAATTGTTTATTAAGGGTATGAATATATCTGAATATAAACAAAGTGGCATTCATACGAATCATGAACCAACCAGGTTAAGGAAATTATTGTTGAACAAAAAAGAAATAATAAAATTAAATGAAAATGTAGAGCAAAAAGGGTTGACAATAGTACCAATTAGTGTTATTATTACCGACAAAGGTTTAATAAAAATTGAAATAGCACTATGCAGAGGTAAAAAGCTTCACGATAAACGAGATTCGATTAAAAAACGTGATTTAGAACGAGAACTTAACGTAAAAATTTAAAATAAATATATGAGACAATTAAAAATTAGCCAAAAAATTACAGACAGAACATCATCAAAAGCATTTGCTCAATACTTAATAGATGTTAGAGCAATCAAATCATTTGAAACCGCAGATGAAGAATATCAATGTGCGATTAAAGCTTTCAATGGTGATACCGATGCTTTAAATGAATTGATTGAGAGAAATTTAAAGTTTGTAATTAGTGTGGCTAAACAATATACCAATGCTAAATCACCACTTGAAGAATTGGTTAATGAGGGTAACTATGGTTTAATTGAAGCTGCTCAAAAGTTCGACCCAAGTCGTGGTTTCAAATTCATATCTTATGCTGTTTGGTATATAAGAAAAAATGTGACAGATTACATGAACAAGTATTCTAGAACCGTTAGAATTCCAATAAATAGAATTACTGAATTAAACAAACTTAAAAGAGAAATGTCTGGTCTTGAACAAATCAATCAAAGACCAACAGCTGCTCAAGATTTAGTTGGTCTTGAAGGTTCTGATTTGAATTTTGATAACATTAATATGTTATTAAGTTTAGATACCATGTCAGTTATGTCATTAGACACACCATTCACTAGTGATTCGGATAGTGGTTCAATGATTGATGTACTTGAAAATGATAATTCATTAAGTGCTGACCATTTAGTTAATAATAATGACTTACAATCAGTATTGGATTCAATCATGACAACACTGGATTTTAGACAAAAAGAAATCATAACTTTAACCTATGGGTTAAATGGTCATGAACCATTAAGTTTAGTTGAAATTGGGTATAAAGTTGATATGAGTCGAGAAGGTGTTAGGCAAGTTAGAAAGAAAGCTTTAAAAATCATGAAAATAAACATGAATCGAAGAGGCATCAAAATGGAATTATTTCAGAATTAATTAAAACCCCTTATGGGGTTTTTTTATTTGTGTTTTTAGTAACTTATAGATATTTATTAATAAAATAATACACTAATTATGAAAAACATAATCAAACTTAACAAACAAGACTTGGGTAAATTGGAACAAAAAATCATTAAAGAAGATATCCAAAATAATAAATTATATAACGATTTAAAGTCAGTTATTAGAGATTCAATTTCAAGTAAAGAAGAAATAATAGATGTATTAAAATACATTCTTGATGAAAAAGAGGGTCATGGTTGGGTAACAAAAGAAAAGGCCCTTAAAAATCTGGGTGAGTCTGATATTAAAAAAATGTTAAGAGAATCATTGAATGGTTTATTCGAAGATAATAAAGAAGAACCTAAAATTAAACGTGATGGTACCAACGATGATAAAGAAGGTGATGGTGAAACTAAAGTTGAATATGATGATATTATAAACTTCTTTAAAAAACATGATTCAATCAAACAAGTTGGTATATTCAGGGAAGCTGGATTCAGTGAAAAAGAAATTTACACTAGATTACCATACAAAAAATTAAATCAAGAACAAAATGAAGAAGGTGGTACTTATCGATTCACAAAAGATGAAGTAGATAGAGTTAGAACAGTATTATCTAAATATCCTGGCGGGGGTAAAGTAGGTTAAAAATTAATAAATCCACGAAAGTGGATTTTTTTTTTGTCATAATATTTGGAAATGTTATTTATTTATATTATCTTTGTTTTATAAAAATAAGAGATATGGAAAATGATGGAATCAAATTTTACCAAGTATTCGGCTTCGGTGGTACTATAGGGGTAAACAAATTAACGTTTAGTGATTTAATAATGGTAAAGGGTGGCACCTTGATTGTTATGATATTATTATTGGGTGTGCTAGCATCTATATTCCCAATAATAATGCTATTTGTATATGCATTTTTACTTTTATTTGGTAATTGGGAACAAATGCAATTGGACCGAGTTAGAGTTAACATATTCGCAATTGCTGGTTATGTATATTTTATGATTGATTACCACTTCGGATTTGTTGGTTGGTTATTCTTTTATAAAATGTTTGGTGCTGAGTTTGTTGATAAATTATGTTATATTAATACAGCGTTAGTTATATTGAATATTCTCCTAATGTTTTTTGGTAATAGATTGTTCAATGAAATACAACATGGTATTATTAGATTAGCCGCATTTGCTTTTATTTTATTTTTATCAAATAAAATATTGATACCAATAGGTAAATCATTGAGTCCAGCGATAACAACACAATATATTCCAAAACCTGGTGATGGTGTGATGGATGACGTAGAAAGTGTTGAGGACCCGAATCAAGAAGAAATGATGGATTTAGATGATGAGATTGAAAAACATGAACATGGTAGAGGTAATTACAATTACCAACAACCTAACGATGATGAATATATTGGTCGAGATTAAAAATATTCTTATTAAATTTGGTTAATTGAAAAATAATCATTATATTTGTATAAACAATAAAACAATTAGTTATGTATACGTTTGTAAATTTAGAATTGGGAAAAGAAGCTAAGAAGTTAGTTTCAAAAGGTTGGAATCCAACTGAAGGTAAAGTTAGTGGGAACTCAATTGAGTTCGATGAAGATTGTTCTTCATATCTTTATTACGGTAATCAGCAAGGTAGAGATAATGATTTATCTGAGTTACAAAAAATGTTAAAACAAAATTTGGTTAATTAAAAAATAGTTAGTATATTTGTAATATGAAATATTTAACCGAAGTTGAAAGAAAACAAAGAGTACTAGATGATTTCAATGGTTTCACATTTGAATACACTACGGACCTATCTAGTGAGGTTTTAATTCATCCACCAAGTGAATACACTAATGAGGCACTTTGCGTTGCTGTGTCTCAATTAATTGGCATGTTTATGTCAACAACATATAATAAGTTAAACGGATTCTCAGGATTCGATAATATTAAATTTAAAATTAAATAAAAATGTCAAGAAGTGATTTTAAAATATTTGATTCAGTAATGGGTTTTAAGCACAAAGATGTTGCAACTGAAATTATTGAAGCTGATGGTAGCATCAGACATTATAAAGGTGGTATTCGTTCCACTTATAAATCTGGTGAATTAGCACATATAACACCAAAAGAGTGTAACCCAAAATGGTTTACAAATTTCAATCAAGCATTACTTGATAAAATAAAAGATTACCATAGAAATAATAATTAAATGAGAATATTTAGAACCTTAAAAATAGGAATTAGTAATCTATGGGCTTGGTTACCTATAATTTGGAAAGATAGGGATTGGGACTCTTGGTTTATATATCAGATTATTGAATTTAAATTAAGGAGACAATCTAATTATATCGGTAGGAAGGATAGACATACTAGGGCACAAGAAGATGCTAAAGATATGTTAATTTGTGCTGATTTAATTAATAAAGTTAAAGACTCTTATTACGATTCAGAATATACTGATTATCATGAAAGTGAAATGGTATTTACAGATATTGAAGATAAACCAGGTTATAGTGAAATAAATATTAATACTATCAGTGAAGATTTTGATTCGTATTTTAGAAAGTTTCCAACATGGCATAAACGAGCAATTATCTTTATTAAAGAAAATCAAAAAAGATTTACCACTGACCATAATGATAAAAAATTAGTTGCTATGATTATGGGTGACTTAAGACAAGAAAAAGCTAAGGATTTAGTATTTAGAATCATGGCAAAAAAAATCAATAGATGGTGGGATTAAAAAATAAAATTATGGAAAAAACAAACCATGGTGTTGAACGTAAATTTGATTTGGTTATAAAAGACAGAGGTGAACAAATAAAAAACTCATAATTTTTATTTTATTACTTATAACGTTTTGCAGCTATATTTAGTTGCGGACTTTGAAAACGAAAACTTTAAATTAAGATAAAATGAAATTAGAAAATGAAAACTTGAATGAACCACAAAAACCGCAATTGAATATAGGTGCTGTTATAAGCCGTATTTTCTTTGGTTTATTGATTGTGGTAGTATCAGCGAATGTTGGTAAATGGATTGGTATAGGGTTATTTAAGCTAATAATGTGGTTAGGAATACTTCCATATTTAGAAAAGTTCTTTGGATGGTTCATCTTTTAATATGGTTTATAACGTTTTGCAGATTTGCGATGGGCGGGATTAATAACTAAAAAAAATTGATATGAAAACAGAACTTAATAATAACGAAAAACTTTCAACGGAACAGAAAGCCCCGCCTATTGCAAATGTGCTGTTAGTGTGCGTTTTTTGTAAAGGTACAGGTAATGTGATTTATATAGATGTGAATGACAAAACTATCCCTAATGGAGTAGTGGATTGGGATAAATACGGAAAATGGGATAAATGCCCTGACTGTAATGGG